AACCCATCATCAGCGGGTGTTATGGGCGTTGATATTGGAGTTAGAAACGAAGAAGCAACTCTACTTCGAGCTCAATTCGGATCAGTTAGAGTCGTATAAAAATTGGGGAGCCGAAGCTCCCCTTTTTGATTAATCTTCAATAAATACTAAATAATGTAGGTCGCGGAACCGCAAATCCCCACCTACTCTAATACAAAACTTTAACACGAGGTATCAGCTATGAATATTTATACTCCATACACTTATCTAATCGGTTGGTCTAAACATAATACGTTCTATTATGGTAGAAGAACTGCTCAAAATTGTCATCCAAACGAATTTTGGGCGAAGTATTTTACTTCATCGAGCGAAGTAAAAGAATTTAGAATTGAAAATGGTGATCCAGATATAATTCAAATTCGTAAAACATTTCCAAATAATCCTGACGCTTGTAAATTATGGGAATGTAAGGTTTTAGAAAGAATTGATGCTCAACACGATTCTAGATTTCTTAATAAAAGGAATGGCGATCATAAATGGGATGTTACAGGAAAAGTATCCGTTAAAGACAAAAATGGTAAAACGCTTCAAGTATCTAAAGATGATCCTAGATATTTGTCTGGAGAGTTAATAAGCGCTGCAACGGGAAAAGTGACTGTTAAAGACAAAAATGGTAAAACGATTCAAGTATCTAAAGATGATACTAGATATTTGTCTGGTGAATTGATTGGCGTAGTTGCCGGAAAAGTATCTGTTAAAGATGAAGAAGGAAACACATTTCAAGTATCTAAAGATGATTCTAGATATTTGTCTGGTGAATTGGTTCACGTTTTAGTGGGAAAATCTAATACCCCAGGATATACTAACGAATATAGAGAACAAAACGGATTTAAAACAATTCCAGGGAAACCATTGGGATCAAAAGAAAAAGAAGAAACTAAACAGAAAAAATCTAATTCAAGAAAAGGAAAAACTACAGTAAGAGACAAAGAAGGAAATTGTTTTTTAGTTGATGTTAACGATCCAAAATTTATTTCTGGGGAATATATTTCCGTTATGACAGGAGTTGGTATAGGAAGAAAATTCACGGAAAAACAAAAACAAAATATGAGAAAGCCGAGAACACAAGAACAAAAACAAAATATTAAAGAAGCTACTTTATTGCGACCAATATTTTACTGCGAATGTTGTGACAAAAGTATAAAGGGAGTCCCGCAATGGAACTCCCATTTATCATCAATCAAACATAGAAATAAGATGGGAGATTAATCTTCGTCATTTAAGAGCTTAGAAAAATAATCAAGCTCATCTGATTCTTCATCAGTATTAAGTACCAAATCTTCCATTTTGGTTTCCTTCTCTTGAATCCTTTGTTGCTTAACAGCATCAACAATGCTAGGAGCCTTGCTTATTGAATTACTGTTTAGACCAAGAACTCGATCCAACTTACTCTTCAAGTCATCGTAAGACTTGAAATTCTTAGGATCAAGAATCTCTTTCAACGAATATTCTTTATTCCAAATTGCTTCTAATTCATCATCATCCTGAGATAATGGTCCGGAAGAATCAAATTCAGATAGATCGTAATTTTGATATCCATCAACCTTACGAATTTTCAACTTAAAACTAGCACCAGTCCATAGATCGAAAGGATCAATTGCCTTATCATCCTCAAACTGAGGATTCATAGCCTGAGTAATCTTTTCGAAGATCTTCTTACCGTATCGGAAATAGAAAATCTTACCTTCGTTTTCTGGGTGCTTAGGATCCTTTACAACGTACACGTTAGAAACGTAATGTAGACGACGTTTCTGTTTCCTTGCAAGTTCCTTATTTGCTTCGATACCAGAGTTCCATAATTCTGTATTGTAGGATGAAATCGGATCCTGTTGACCAATTGAAGTCAAACTTTTTTCAATATACCAACCACCTTGGCCTTGAAAGCCGTGATCATAATAGCGAATCCAAGGCAAACCATCGTCGCCGTCTTGGGGAGGGGAAGGAAGGAATCGGATAATAGCATATCCATTTCCGGTTTTATCTACATCACACTTCCAATACTTTTCTTCGCCTTCGTTATAATTCGACCCTCCAGAATTCAAAGATTCAACTGCCTTCGACAGTTTATCAATACTAGAACCAGAACTCTTCTTTAAATTTGCAAAATTTGACATATATTTACCTCTTATTAACAACGTATTAGCAACTTAAAACAACTTATCCAAAATCACATAATATACATATATTTATACCTCCTATAATTTAAATAAATCGTGACCACAATCAAAAATTCGAACATATCCATTTTTTATCATATTTTCTATTTCGGTTTCATTTTCATCAAAATTTTGTAATATTTTTGATAGATTACGTTTTTGCGTTTTATATCTAGATATTCTAATTATTCCTTTTGTCCAAAAATATCCCGGTTTACTTCTTCTGATAAAAGTTCCAGAATATCTATATATTTCACCAGTAAAATATCTTAAATCTGTATAAGAATACAATTCTCCAAAATCTTCTTTAGCTCTCTTCAATAATTTTGAAAATCCTCCAACAATTTGAGTATTACATTTAGTAACATACCTAACGATTTCATATTTACTTTTCTCAAACCGAGATTTATTAATACTCAACGCAGAAACAATTTCACCATCGTACCAAAGAGAATAATATTTTATTGCAGGACAATTCCCTTGTATATGATTTTCTTCAATAAAATTTCGCACTTTTATTGAATTAATTTGTTTTACAACACATTTTCTAGCATAAATTTTTTTACTATAAATCCCAAGTTTTGAAAGGAGTATACTTTTTACAATTTCTTGTTTATTTTCCCATTCATCTTCAAATATATGAATTAATTGTATTCCTTTGTTAGAGCAATCAACAGTTTTACCAATATGGTAGGTTTCGTCTCTATATTTTTCAGAATGCCAATAAAGACCATTAAATTCAATTGCAAGATTAAAATCTGGAAGATATGCATCCAATTCTTTCCCATTCAATATTGTTCTATCGAACGTTATTATATTTGACGCATAATCGTTTAAGAAGTCAACAATTTCTTTCTCTTGCCTCGAGAATTTGAATTTTCTAAGTTGTATATTATGTTTTTTGAAATATGTTCCTAACAAACTTCCCCAAATATTTAATTCTTCCGAGATTTTTGAAAGCGACTTTTCTTTGTTATGGTGTTGATCAATTAACCATTCTTTATTATTAAGTAAGTCTAGAGTTTCTTTTGGTATATGTTTTTGGGAAGCATTTTCAACACCATAAATATCTAACCAACTTGATTTCCTTTTTTCAACTACTCCATCTATCTTGAAATTATGATCCACACCATATCTTTCTAATAATGTTTTTTTATTAGATTCTTTTGACTTGTTCCGACATTCTTCATTTTGTAATGCAAACTCAGTTCCATATTTTAATGTCATAGTTTGTTTACGCTTCTCATTACAAATTTTTGATTGGAAAGGAGTTTTTGCGTCATATCTTTCCAAACAAGTTTCTTGTTGTTTTAACAAGATTTCTTTTTTTTCTTCTTCGCTTTTTTCGGCGTGAGTCTTCTTTATTTTGTTGACAACAAGGTTTGATTTTGATGATACAGTTACTCCGTATCGTTCTAAACAAGTTTGTTCTCGTTTTACCTTTAAACATTCTTTATGATTACACCCTCTACCCAAAAGGTGTCTTTCCGGGGTTTGGAAAAAAGATCCATGCTCAATGCAAATTATTTCAACCTTAGTAGAATAATTTACATAATTAACTTTTTTATAATCATACAACTTTCCATGAACTGCAATCGCTTTTTCAAGGAATTCGTCTCTTGTTAATTTTTTAGGCATTTTAATTCTTGTTTCAAGATTTCTTTCATCTTATTTGTATCAAATATTAGGAAAGGTTTATATTTGATACACTTTAACCTAAATCCTTTCCAAATCAATTCGTCTTGAATTTTCTTTTCCCACATTACAATAAATTGTAATATATCATCTAAAATAAGTAAAGTCTCCAACGAGACCTTTTTTTGCATTACCATTTTCATCAATACAGGAAAACCTTTTTTCACCAATAATACATTATTAAAATTATCCTGATCTTCTAATAAGATCTGAATATCACTCTTAAATACATATCCTAAACTTTCTTTCTTCCTTAAGAAATTTTTATAAACATCATCAGCGTCTTGTGTTAGGAGTTCATTAATCCATACTTTTGGATTTTCGAGAAAATTAGCAATATAGAATTCTTTTAAATTTTCTCCATACCTTTTTTCTAATTTTTGAAAAACATAGAATTGATTTTCAGGTACAAATTTACATTTTGTTTTTCCGTTATATTTTAGGAAATTATAATTCTCATTGTTAAAATGGAGCTTCAACGAATTATATAAACTTCCAGCTTCATAAACGCTCGACATATTAAATCGGTAATACTGGAGATTTTTCTATTAGATTATTTCTTCTAGCTTCTTCTGAAATTTTTGATACAAGAAACGGAGTAATCAGAGTTGCGGCAACTTCAACTTCTAATCCAGTTTTCTCGCAGTGTTCCGTTACAGCATCAATATAACTAAGTTCTTCTTTTTCGGCCAGAAAGAGAATTTGTTTCGAGAACATTTCCATTTCTTCGAATTTTGGCATCGTCTTTTTCTTTTTCATTTTCATTTTTTCTCCATTAAAAAACCAGCTATAAATTATATTATAGCTGGCAGATCCTAAAAAGTAAAGCTGAATTATTTTACTGATTCAAGCGAAACTCTAGCAGTTCCTCCCATTCCAATTGCATTCTTTGCGGCTTGCGAAAGATCAATAATTCGACCTCTTATGTGAGGACCTCTATCAGTGATTGTCACAAGAACTGAACGGTGATTGGAAAGATTGGTTACTTTAACCTTTGTTCCAAATTTCAAATATTTATGAGCAGCAGTGTATCCGTGGGTATTAAAAATTGCACCTGATGCAGTTTTTCTTCCGTGGAATCCTGGTCCGTACCACGAAGCAGTACCGTTTTCAGCAAACGTCACATTTGAAAAAAAGAACAAAAAAGTCAATACTAATGTTTTGAACGTCATCGTTTTTCTCCTATTGGAACAGCGGGATTGCTGTTTTACTATTTGATGAGCGATTTATTTCTTCTGAAATGAATCTATCTTTACCTCTAGTAATTTGAGGTAAAGTATTTAGTATACTTGTTTTTTGTAAAAAAGTAAATAATTTTAATGATACAGATTATAATATTCTTTAATTTTTTTAACTAACGGATTTACATACTGCTTCAAAGGCTTAATGAATACTTGATTTTCTCCATCATCTACTGATATAAGAATAGTAATGTTTTTTGCAACAATACCTGTCAATTCAGCGTAACAAAGTCCATAAAACGTTGCTTGTAAGAAATATGATTCAATCCATTCTTCTTTCTTTTCCTTTTTTGACGTTTTAAAATCTATTATCGAAAGTTCACCAGAATATTCCGCAATGGCATCGCATCGTCCAGCAACCTTTAATTTATTTGAATATAGAGGAACTTCTAATTTATGAATACGATTTATATTATCTAATATAGGCTTAATCGAATAAAAAGAAGCCAAAGCATCTGGCATAAATTCTTTCTTGTTAATCACTTCATTAGAAAGATATTTCTCGGCCAATAAGTGTAATTTTGTTCCTCTAGAAGAAGCAGTATTAGAGATTCTATTTGCTTCCGCTTCGCCCACACGTTTTCGCCATTCAAGAAGAGCGGGATTTGGAAACGCCCCCAATACAGTTGTGATTGAGGGAAACTTCCCCGATGGAGTCACATAATGTCTACGTCCATTAATTGATTCCGTTGATAATTCTAACAACTCTTTCGGTGGACAATGTTCAAATTTTAAATTATTCATATCAAAAATAGTTCATAGAAATATTTTCCAGGCATTTCATACGTATCAAAATAATTCCAATACTCAAAATCCAATAAATTTATACTATCTTGATTATTGTAGTACAAACAACACATCAAAGACTCTTCGAAATGTAATTTTTCTTCGATATCCAATAATTCAATTAGTAGTTCTTCGAACTTT